CAGAGACCTACATGGTGACTGTGGCAGACATGAGCACAGGGAAGTATGAGACCCAATCCACAGCAAACTCCCCGAATGGAGGGAGGGAGGTGGAAGTGCACCACTCTCGCATCCTGCACATGGCAGAGGGACTGCTTGATAATGAGGTCTATGGCACCCCTGCCCTGGAGAAGGTCTATAACCGTCTTGATGACCTGGAGAAGGTGGTGGGTGGTGGTGCTGAGGTTTATTGGATGAATAGCCGTGGTGGCCTGAACCTGAATGCTGATAAGGATGCCAAGATTGCTGATCCTGAGAAGTTGACCAAGGAGGCAGAGGATTATGTTAATCAACTCTCACGCATCCTCAAGACACAGGGAATGGATGTCACCCCTATCCAGTTCAACTCACCATCCCCAAAGGAGGCAGCAGAGCTGATTGTGTCGCTGATCTCTGGCGCCACAGGCATCCCCAGGAAAATCCTGCTTGGGTCTGAAGAGGGTGTGCTGGCCTCCACACAGGACAATGACAACTGGTTGACCCGTGTTGATGAACGCCGCAAGAAGCACAATGAGCCATACCAGGTGCGACCAATGATTGATCTCCTGATTGAGATTGGGATGCTGCCACCCCCAAAGGGAGGCAAATACCAGGTGAAGTGGCCTGAGCTTCTAACTGCTTCGGAAAAGGATCAAGCAGATGTTGCAGTCAAGGTTGCACAGGCCATCTCAGCCTATGTCAATGCCCCAGGGGCAGACCTGATCCTGACCCCCAAGCAGTTCACTGTGGAAGTGCTCAAGAAACCATACCTTGAGGCTGAGATTGATGAAATCGAAGCAGAGCATGAACAGGAGGAAGAGGAAGCAACCCTGCTTGAAGTTGAGAATGCAGGGATTGACCACGAGCGTCAGAAAGATCTGGTCAAGACAAAAGCATCAATGACTGGTGGTCTGGGAGGCGGTGGGGTGAATGACAAGGGGCAACAGCGCAAGGTGCGCTTGTCTGAGCCAGGGAGTGCAAGTCCAAAATCAAGAAGATGAAAACACAAGATGCAACACAAACTCTGACCCTGCGGAACAAGGCAGTTTCAGAGTGCAATGCTCGATTTGGCAATTTGTCGCGGGCAGTCCGCCTGGCCTTTCCTTCTGTGGAGAGCAAGGAAATTCTCTTGTCCAATGTGGGGAAGAGAGATGGAAGGAAAGACTCTTCCCGTGGACGTTTGGGACGATACCGGGCTTCCTTGGGACTCTCCCCTGGGATTCTCTCCTCTCCATCCACCCTGGCGCCTCCTGGGGTGCCAATCCCACGCCGTTACACATTCCAAAGGTCGCAGGAAAACATCAAGGATTTTGAGATTTGGCTACAGCAACAAATTGATTATGAAATACTTCAACCCACCATCCCTCTTGAGCAGAAATGGCTCACCAGCAGAATTGGAATCGCTTATACAAGAGGTGCTGCAGCAGCCAGAAGCAGGGTTGCACCAGCAGCCAGAAGGTTGGGGAGGGATTTGCCTGCCAACTCTCCTTTTATTAATCGTTCTCATGTTGATCGTGCTCAACTGATCTATGAGCGCAACTTCAATGGCCTTGAGGGGATCTCATTGGCAATGAAGAGTGAGATGCGAAAGGTTTTGTCAGATGGTGTGATCCGTGGGCAAAGCCCTTCAGAGATTGCACGTAACCTTGATGCAAGGATCAAGGTTGGGAGGGCAAGGGCAAACCGTATTGCAAGGACTGAGATCATTGAAGCGCACCAGGAGGCAAGTCTGATGGAAACTAAAATCCTGGAAGCAGAGCTTGGGATTGAATTTGAGATGGAATGGCTCACCACAAAGGATGGGCGGCAGAGGGATAGCCACAATGCCAGAGATGGCAACATTTATTCAAAAGTTGCTGCACAGAGCCTAATTGGTGAGCCAAACTGCAGGTGTGCCATCTTCCCCTATATTGATATTTCCAGGATAGGAAAATAATCGAAAAAAGTCTTGATTGTTTTTTAATTTGCCACAATCATTCCATTCATCGTGAAACCCGTCCTAACTTTCAACACTGTCTCCATTTTGGCTGCTGCCTCACGGGCAATGTCCGGGGATGTGGAGCACATGGTTATCCCGGTCATCGGAATCCGTGAAGGTGTGCTGAACGGCATCTTCTATCCTGAGGCAAGTTTGTCTACCCTTGCAGAGCGCTGGAATGGAGTTCCAATCCCTGTTCGCCACCCGAAAGATGCAGATGGCAACTTTGTCACTGCAAACTCTGCTGAGGCAGATGCTGAGCAGAACATTGGCAAATTCTTCAATGTTGCCTTTGACCCCAAAACCAAGGCACTTAAAGGTGAGATGTGGATCAACATTCAGAAGGCCACCGACCTTGGTCATGCTGATCTTCTTGATCGACTTGACAAGGGTGAAAACATTAATGTGTCCACTGGACTCTGGACTAACTATGAACCACAGGTGGGGAACTTCCGTGGCAAAAATTACATCGGCATTGTCAATGAATTCACACCTGATCACCTCGCCATCCTTCCTGATGAAAAAGGTGCATGCTCAGTTGATGATGGATGCGGCACATTCCTGCTGAATGCAGACAAGGAAAAGCCTTGCTGTGGATCATGTGCAGCTGATCAAACAAAAAAGAAAACTGCAACAGGAATGTTTGAAAATGCCTTTAAGAGGATCAGCACAGCCCTTGGGTTCAATGCCAATGAGATTTCCCACAATGACATCCGCAGCAAGCTGAGCACACAACTTCAGCTTAACTTCAAAGGCAGCAAGACTTGGCAATACATTGTCGATGTTTTTCCTGACTTTTTCGTTTATGAGCAGGATGATTTGCTTTTCAAGCAGCCATACTTAATCAACAATGATGAAACTGTTGCCATTGATGGAACACCTGCACAGGTGATGATCAAGAGGCAATATGAGGAAGTGTCCCCAAAAATAGCAACCAACCAAGAACAAACAAAAACAATGAAACAAACGCACACAATCGCGTTGGCAGCACTCCTTGCTGCCAACTCCATAACTGAAGCCCAGCACAAGGAACTGGGATTGCTCCCGGATGACCTTTTGGATGGGATTCTCAAGACCAATGCTGACACTGCCATTGAGTCGGACAAGCATGCTGATCCTGTGCATGGCATAATGACCAATGAGGATGCACTGCTTCTCCAGGAGCTTCGTCAAGATCGCAAAGCACGCCTCACCCGCCTACGTTCACACATCAAGGCCAACTGCAAGCAGATTCCTGCGAATGTGGTTGACACCATGACTATCAACCAGCTGGAAGAGACTGCACATGGCATTGCTCCAACAGACAGCGCCACTGACTTCAGCTTTGCAGGTGGCTCTCCTGATCTGACAAACAACCAGGTGGGATCAAAAGACTATTCAGCACCCTCCATCCTACTTGCACCTGTAAAGTCGGCATAACCCTGAAGTCACCCACAAAACAGCAATAAACTGAAATCATGAAAACACGCTCGGAAACAATCACACTCGTTGGAATGCCAACACGGAAAGAGGACAAGGCCATTGCAGCTTTGTCCCCTGGACATGTTGTTGTTTACAGCGGCGCAGGAATCATCAAGCGGGCAACTGCAGCAGTCGCAGGAGCAAAGGCAATTGTCTTTGAGAATGAACTGCTCGGCAAAACCATCAATGATGCATATGCCATCGGTGAGAATGTCTATTACGGCGTTTTCAAATCTGGCGACCGTGCTCAGGTGCGCATTGCAGCATCTGCATCTGCCATCACCAAAGGGGATGCCCTTGAGTTTGATGCAACTGGATGCTTTCGCAAGCGTGTAACTGGCATCGCCGTTGCTTCTGCAGAAGAGGCTCTGGACAACTCTGCAGGAGTTGTTGAAGCATTCCTGACAGTCGAGTTCCTGTAATCCAAACCAGAACAACCACAATCTCAACTCAACTAACAAAGTGAAAGCAAATATCCTAAAAGCCAACTCCAAGGACGCAAACTCGCTTCTTTCATCTGGCAACAACATCCGCATCAGCCCTGCCACAGGACAACTGGAAAACATCATCAATCCTGGTCAGATTGTCGCCAATGCCACCACACTCCGACACGAGGAAGGGATTGTCTATGACAACACCCTGATTGAGGTTGCCCGTGCCCGCATGAACGGCATTGGAGATCTTCAACGCCGTGGCCTGGTCAAAAACCTTGGCGGCCTTGGCACCATTATCTCGATGTGGGAGCGTGTGGGCGACATGACTGGTGCCCAGATCGACATGGATGGCCGCACAGAGTCTGAAAATGACCGTGTGACCTTTGATGAGACTGGCGTTCCAATCCCCATCTTCCACAAGGCGTGGGAGCTTGGTGAGCGTGCTGTGCTTGCCTCCCGCCAGCGTGGGGAAAGCCTGGACACCACCCAGATGCGCATTGCCTCCAAGGTGGTGATTGAATCCATGGAATCGGCACTTTTCAATGGTGTGCCTGACCTTGCGGTTGCTGGCCTGTCCATCTACGGATACACCAACCACCCATCCCGCAACACCCACACGCTCGCAGCAGATTGGACTGTTGGTGCAGGGGTTGACCTTGTTGAAGATGTCAAGGCAATGCTCAAGATGCTTCTCAATGACTACAAATGGGGGCCATATGTCCTCTATGTGGCCAAGGACATCAGCATCAACCTTGAGTCTGACTATTCCACAGTCAAGGGTGAAGGCACCATCCGTGACCGCATCCTGAAATTCCAGGACATCAGCGAAGTCAAGACAGCAGACTACCTTGCTGACGGCACAGTGCTCCTCATCCAGATGGATGCTGAGACTGTGGACATTGCAGTGGCCCAGGATCTGCGCAACCTCACCTGGAACATCCACCCCCTTCAAACCCAGTTCATGGTGATGTCGGCAATGGCTCCCCGGATCAAGGCAGACCGCAACGGCAACTGCGGCATCGTCCACGGCTCGTAATCCTCACAACGCTGGATTCCTCAAAAGCCAGCAGCTCATGATTGGGTTGCTGGCTTTTTCTCTAACAAACCAAACAAAACAAAAAAGTGAAAAAACGCGCATTCATCATCAAAGAAGGGCAGAAGCCCATGGGCATGTTCGGCCCAGGAGACAAGATCATGTTGACCATGAAACAGGCAGCATCATTTCGGGACAAGCTTGTCCTGACCCATGAAGAGGAAATTGGACTTGAGGAGGATTCCATTGCCTCTGGTGCACGGCCTGCAAACTCCAAGGCAATCTCTGCTGCCCAAAAGCTCACGCCACCCCCTTTTGTGGGTGCATTGCCAGATGACCATGAGCCAGGGGGCGGCGACCAAGGATCTGATCCACTGTCACACACAGAGAGTGGAGAGGGCACAGCTCCTGCAATTCTTGGGGATCTGCCCAGCCGCCCATCTGGCCCACCACAGTAAGCCACCTCTCACCAACTCAAAAGCCCATGTCCTCTCCCACTCCAGAACAAGTCCGCAACATCCTTCCACCCGGATCTGATGATGTTTCTCTTGACCTGTTCATCCTCAACGCAAGGATAATTGCAGCTGAGGATTTGGAGGGGACAGGCATGAGCCCAGAGAGGATTTCACTCATTGAGATCTATCTTGCGGCGCACTTTGCCATCATCTCAATCGGTGAGCTAACCATGAAAAAGATTGGAGATGCAACTGATGATTATGTCAAAGTGAGACTCTATGATGGATTCAGGAGCTCAACCTTTGGCCAGCAAGCCATTGCAATTGATTCATCTGGCACTCTGCGCAGGACTAACCAGGCACCTGCCTCATTTGGGCTTCTGACATGAGGGTGCCAAAGAATCAGGTTTGCACACTTTGGAAGAAACTTTCCAAGGACAAGGAAGGCAAGTCAGTTTTTGCTGCACCTGTTGAATTCATGTGCAGGTTTGAAGAGCGCAACCAAAAGTTTCAAGAGCAATCAGGGGATGAGAGGATTTCCACCTCTGTGATCTACACTGATGATCCAGACACCCTGAACATTGGTGATTGGGTTGCAAGAGGCAGCATTGCCAGACTTGCATTTCCTGATCTTACAGCCTCTCAGATGCTAGAAGTTGGATCACTTCTTGGGGTCAACAACCCTCCAGCTGAAATAGCTGTTGTGGCTGCAGATCTGATCACAGCCATTGAGCAGTGGGATGAAATTGCAGGATCAACCAACATTACCGCTCTGAACAAATACAACATTGTTTTTCGGGAGATAAGGGCAAAGAATGTCCAACCATCAATCGGCAACACAGAACAACTAATCAAGCTTTACTGCCAATGATCAGGAAACGCATATCAGGCAGTAAAGCTGTGCTTAAAAACCTTCACAAGGAAATTGCCAGGATTAAAGGGGCAACTCCTGCAGGCCTGCGCCTTGCTGCAATTATCATCAAAATTGAATCCATGAAAAGAACTCCTGTTGACACAGGGGATCTCAGAGGCAGTCACTATGTTGCAATTGATCCATCACCA